TTCCGACCTTCTTACAAAAGGTAACCAAGTTGAGTGTCTGATCGATCACATCTTTAAGAACTCCAGCCATTGAACCAGAATAATCTAATAAGAAAATCATTCCGTGTGATTTAGCATTAGCCAATTTTGTTTGACTGAGGAAAATCTCATCTGTCATCTTGTAAGCGTGGAGCTTATTGACATCGAGCTTACCTGTCCGAGCTTGAGAAGCCCTTGAGTATTGATAAGCAGCTTTTCTTTGTTCGAACTCACGAACCAAAGTACCAACTTTCTTGTTAGTAACTTTCTTAAATTCTTTATAGTTAGCAATCTGGTGGTCGCTTAGATCAGCAATGCTCTTTACAATCTTGCCGTCTTCACGAGATTTCGCAAGAGTTTTGTAATCGACGATTGTATCGTAAATGTATTCTCTACGAGGAGCAAGAAGTGGCGTGTAACCATTGTCTTTTGGAGCATTGACTTCATCTTCAAGTGCACGATCAAAATCAGCTAGAGTGTCTGAAACAAAATCTTTAGGTGGCTCAGGCTCGCCATTGTCACCCTCTTCAGTTTGCTCGTCAGTATTAGATGTTTCGCTCTCGTCGTCATTTTCTGACTTGATATCAGCAGAAGATGTATCAGCTTCAGGCTCTTCGTCAGTTTCATCAGTCGCTTGACTGTGAGACTCGGTGCCATCGTCGCTTTCGTTTTCTTCACCCTCGTTGTCGTCATTAGACTCCGTGTCAGGTGTACCAGGCGTCTCGTCAGTCTCAGCGTTGTCTTCACCGCACATTGGATCGTTAGACTCTGGCTCTTCTGGCTCAGGGTTGTTTTCAATAAATTCTTTAATATCTGCACAAACCTCAAGAACGTCATCAAATGATTCGGCCTCTACACATTTGTTGTAAATTGACTCCTCTTCGTCGTTGAGTGGAATCTCAGCAAGATTGCCGATTTTGCCGCGAAGGTTAAGTCGGTCAAGAAACTTGAGAGAATCGACATCTTTACCACGAATACCGAAGAAGTCATCTTCAGTAAGTGCTGTATAAGCTTTGTTGAAAACTCGTGGCAAACCAGGATATGTTTTTTGAATCAGACGTTCAATGCGAATGTCTTCTACAATATTACAAACGTCAAATGGTATTGAACCACAACGTTCTTTGAGTCGCTCAACAGCGTCGGCGGGAGTATAAAGAGCGTGGCCGACTTCGTGGCCGGTCAACATGTCATAAACGTCTTTGCCACGGTTTTTCCAAGCAGGAAGTCCGAGAGTACGATTCTTAACGTCAAAGTACGCTGTTTTCATATTACCGGTAGTAACCGTAATATTTTCTTTGGCCAGAAGCCTTGCTAGAGTGGATTGGTTTTCAAAATTTATCATAGGTCTTAATCAATCTTATAATAATATTATACTATATTTTGATGATTTTGTCAACAAGTTTAAATTGTTGTTGAACAAAGACTTAGAATGTTTTAAAAAACTTTTTCTAAAAAGCACGCAGAATTGCCTGCCGAGTTTTATAAACAGTACTAAATCAATCATAGTACTATTATACTATAATTATGTTGATTTGTACAGGAGTTTATTTCGTTGTGTATTAACTACTTGTGCAATAACTAAAATTGTTTTGCTTAGAAAACGTCAGTTTTGCAGGAAATTTACCATCTAACATATCTTGTTTATGTGATATAATAAACACATTGGTATCTTTCTTTAACGTATAAAGTATTTTAAGTAGATTATCTACACCTTCTGCATCGAGTGACGAATCAAATGTTTCATCTAGCATTAGTAAATTCGTATTAGCAGAGTTTTTCATTCTTGCTACTTGTCTCCAACTAAAGAGTAAAGCCAAATCAATACGTTGTTTCTCACCTTCGGAAAATGAAGCATAAGAAAATTCATCGCGATAGCGCGATTTAATCGTTTCATTAAATGATTCATCTAAAGTAAACGAAACAAAGAAGTCAAGTATCTGCAAATACTGATTAATTAGCTTATTCATTACAGGCAGATACTGACGTATTACTTTTGTTTTAATCCCCGTATCTTTTAACAATTCAAATATAGCATCGATATAAGCTTTTATAGAAGTTTGGCCAGTCGATGTTTTTGAAAGCTCTTTAAAGTTTTCGTTCTGAGTGCTTAGTTCTCTTTCAGCTTTAGTAGTATCAATAGACTGTGTTTCTTCTACTGACGAAAGTCTTTTAACTTGAGCATCAATATTTGCGATTGAAGAATCATTTATTCGTATATCAGAAAGTGTACTTGTAAGTAGCGAGTGCTTTTCTTTAATCTCTTTTAGTTCTCTTACCAATTCGTTTTTAATGACTCCTAGCTTACTAATTTCTTTAAGATACTTATCGCTTTCTTCTTTTAATTTACTTCTTTCAGACGCTGCAAACTCTGAATCAATTGCTTGACTACATGTAGGACAAACTTCATTATCTGCAAGAAACTTATCTTTCTTTATTAGACCCTTTACAGTAAATTCGTTTTCTCGTAGTTCAGACGAAACAGTTTTTTCCTTTGTACTAACTGCTTTGATATCACCCGAAAGGTATGGTTCTTTCTCTGTATAATTATCGTGTATCTCTTCGTTTCGTTTTATGAGCAATTCTTTTTCTGATTCAAGTTCATCAATTTTCTTTTGATTCTTTGTTGCTTGATTCAAATCAATTTGTTGAAGTTGTTTAATGTGTTTTTTCTGAAGCCTTATTGATTCTTCGCATATACGAATGTCAGATTGTGTTTTAATAATCTGTTGTTTTAACTTTGCAGAACGTTCTTTTACTAGAGTATTCATTGTTGTAAATACTCCAATATCAAGTAAGTCCTCAATCACGGTACGTCTTTGATGAGACGGTAACTGCATAAAAGGAACAAAGTTAGATGAACCAAGAACCACAACCTGATGAAAAGATTTATGATTTAATTTTAGTATGTTGTTCTCAAGTATCTTTTGGTAATCGCGGGAATGTGATTCTTGGTTCAAAAGTTTTCCGTTCTGGTAGACTTCAAATCTTGTAGGTTTAATTCCACGAGAAACTCTAAAATTATTGGGCCCGATTTTAAATTCAACTTCAACTTCAGTTGCTTTATTATTAATTGAATTAACTAATTGTGTTTTATTAATGTTACGGTGTGGCTTACCAAATAAACCAAACGAAAGAGCATCGAGCATAGTAGACTTACCTGCTCCATTAGAACCAACTACTAACGTAGCCGACGCGTTATTCAAATCAATTTCTATTTGTTTGTTTCCTGTTGATAGAAAATTTTTATAACGTAACTTTTCAAATATAATCATATAGTACTTACATCTTGAGCTTCAACAAAAAGCTCATGCATCAATTTCTTCAATGTTTCTTTATTTAAGTTTGTGTCAGTAGAATCAATATAACTATTAAGTAAACTAGATGTGTCAACAGTATCCACTCCGTCGTCATCAACGTTTTCTCCAAGGTACTCTTCAAAGTTTTCTATTACTCGAACTTCAAAGGGCTCAACTTTATTAAGTTTATCATACCATTGGTCAAAAGCGTATAAATCTTTTTTATTTAATATTATAGCTTTAATATAACAATTTTTGTAACGGTTGTCAATCTTAGGTGGATTGTTTTCGTCATAATTTAATTTGTAAAATATTTTATCGGGGTTATGTATAGGTGTTAACTCACGAGTGTCTGTATCAAGTACATGAAAATGTTTTTCGTCTGCGGCATCGGCCCATGTTAATTGATACTGTGTACCAAGATAATGAATATTTCCTTGTGTACTTTTTGTATGATAGTGACCAGATAAAACTAAATCAAATTTATCAAATACTTTTTTGTCCATACCATGTGTGGCACGAACTCCTTGCATCATTTCAAATCCGTCGAGTTCAAGATGTCCTGCAAGAATCGTGGAAGTAGACTTATTAACCAATTCCATAAACTCTTCTGAATTTTCGGAACAAAGCCAAGGCAACACCATAATATGGCAACCATCGTAATTAACATCAGTAGGTTTAGAATATATTGTAATGCGATCATATTGACTTAGTATTTCATCTAAAGAGTTTATGTCATTTGTATTCTTATAATAAACATCGTGATTACCTGGTATAATATCCATAGTAATATCATATTCTTCAAGCTTTGATATAAAGTGCTCATAGTTACGTTTAAGAACTTTAAAGTTAACGTATTTACGATGCTCGAAATAATCACCAAGATGTAATATTTTCTTAATGTTATTTTCCTTTATATAAGGAAAGAATGTATTATTATAAAAACGCTCTGAATAGTCTAGGAATATATCAGAGCCATTTTTGACACCCGCATGAGTGTCATTCAAAATAGCAATTTTCATATAGTTATACTATATAGAATTCTTCGAAAGAGTCAATAACTTTTCTTTTGGCTCGTTGCTTTTTCTTTTCGCTTTTGCCGAAAGCCTTAACAGCGTTATCCTTTTCGCGAATCCATTGTGATTTTTGTCTTACTTGATCAACAATAAATTCTGAATCAGTATCACCATCAAAGTCAGCGAAAGCGTCAGCACCTGCATAATCAATGTATCGTTCTTTAATGTCTTGTTGTTTTTTTTCTTTAGCAATTCGTCGTAAAAATGCATAATATGATATTTGTGTAAAGTAAGCAAATGCGTTGGGAAGACCTGTTCTAGTAGCTTTCTCAATGTTGTAGTTCATAATTGCTTTAATACAATTTTCAACAGCGTCCATAACCATTTCTTCTCTGTAGGTATAAGAAAAGAAGTTAGGCTTATGTGATAGACCTTCAGCAATTTTCAAAAAACAAGAGCCGATATAATTAGTTATCTTTGGTTCTACTTTATCTTTTTCTCTTGCCGCATTAACTTCATTAACATAGTCAACGACTGCATGAGAAAATTCTTTATTGTTTACGTAATGTTCTTTTGCTCTTCTTGCCATAATAAATTATTTTGAATTATCTTCCGCATACAGGCACTGAACGAAACTTATAAGATGTTTCATACCGGCCTGGTTCATAATATAAAAGTTGACCACATGAATCATAAACTTTTTTTTCGGGTATCCAATATCTTTCTTCAATACGAATTGTTTTAACACCACAGTTACATCCACCACTTCTAATACTGTGGTAGTGATTTCGTGTATGTTGACGAACGTGATATTGCGATCCGCGGTGTGGTGAATGGTGTTTGCCGCCTACAATAACACCAGAGATCGCACCTATAACTGCACCTGATTTTGAATCACCGTCTCCAATGTTATTACCAATGACCGCACCAAGTATACCTCCGACGAGTGCGTCTTGTATTCTGTCGGATGCGTATGTGTTCGAAGCTACTAGAGCTAACATTAGTATAATTAATTTTTTCATATTGTTATATTATATTATATTGATAGTGTTGTCAAACAAAAAGTGATAGTCGAAATACGTATTTTTTTATTTGACAATGTTTATAAAAAGTCTTATAATTGGTTTAATCAAAACAAAGACTAACTAGTTATTAGAGAGGTCATCTGGTGGTATATCATACTCAGGTTTCCATTCAAATCTCCGTTTATGAATTTCTGTATCTTCAACGTTAAATTCTTCTTCTTCTTCGTCTGAATCATTAGAATCAAATACGTCAAAAGGATTGAAAGCTTCATCTAAAACCTTTTCAAGTTCATCGCTATCTAAGTGATTTCGAAGCTTCGTTGCGATTAAGAATTTATTATAGTGTGTCTTTAACTCGAATGGAGCTTCTGAGCGAGTTATAATTTTATCAGCCATTAGCTCAGTGATTTCATCACCATCAACTATAGTCCAATCCGCTAATGCATACCCATCTCTACGCTGTATTAGTTTTGCTGGTGTTGTAATAAACATTACATTGTTCTCTTTATCATAATCGAACTCTTCTGCTACTATGTAACTACCATCTACAAGATGATAGGTGAATACTTCTGCTTTTGATATTTGGTGGAATAAATCGTTTGTCATAATGGTACCTCGTGTATTTCGTATTTGAATTTTTCTTTATTGTATATCTTTACTCTTTCCACCGCATGATTTAATGTGTAATTCTTTCTTTTTTTCCAAGAAAGATCATCCGCCAAATCGTATATCACTGTCCCTTGCCCATTGTCACTCTTTCTTAAACCACGTCCGATAGACTGAAGTACTCGAATTTGCGACTTGGTTGGGGAGGCAAAAATTATATTATGTAAGTTTCTTATATTTATACCAGTTGAGAAGGTACCTGCAGAAGCAACTATGATTGAGTTCTTTTCTTTTTCAGTAATAGAACGTATTCTTTCTCGTTCTTCTGCATCTACATTACCCGATACAAAAAATACTTTTCTGCCTTTCGCTTTATCTCTTATCTGTTTAAACAATGGCTCACCATGTTTTTTTACTAGATTGTATATAACCAAACTATTACCTTTTAAATCTAATGCTAGATTAGTAATAAAGTTATTTCTTTTTTCGTGTTCAGCAATATACGTGATTTCTTCTTGGTATGTTTTCTTTCCAAATTCTTTTCGTACTTCGTCGCTATATTTTAAAACGAGACACTGAATGGATAAGTCTGCCAAAGTTTGAGAATCAATGAGTTCTTTCGTTGTAATAACTTTATGAATAGGTCCAAAGTTACCTATTAGCGTTAACTCATTTACTTGTCCACCATCTATAGTTCCTGTAGTACCTATTCGTAATTCTGCATTCACTAATCGATTCATAATTGTAGTTAATGATTTCGCTTTAAATGTATGTGCTTCGTCTCCAATTACGCAACCAAATTCTGCAAACCAATTTAGTGGCATTTTAATTGCAGACTGCCATGTAGTAATTACAATCGGTTGATCAAAGTATTTCTCTTTACCCGAATAAATTCGATGTACTTCATCTTCGACATTAAAGTCATCGAGTTGTGAATAGTCTTCAAAGTCTTTATACATCTGTTCAACTAAAGATGTAGTAGGTACAATTACTATTGCTTTCTTATCAAGTTCTTCTGATAGAAAATAACGAAGTAACATATAAATGATTAGAGACTTACCCGAACCAGTAGGTGATAACAGTATAGCTCTTTGGCTTTCTGTAGCGTATTCAAACGCTTTTAACTGATAGTCTCTAGGCTTTATTTCTTTATTACCGAGCGACAGAGTTAAACCATCTACGAACTCACTTGAAAAAGAAAAACGATTCGCAATATCTGTAAGAGTATATTCATAACCTCTGTCATTACAGAACTGAATAGTCTCTTCGAGTAGACCATAAGGTAAGGTTCTTGAACGTAAATCAAATAACCTTACCTTTCCATCCCAGAGTTTATTCTTAAATGCAGGCATCCATTTATACCCATCAGCATAAAATGTAAAGTATTCTGATATTTCACGAAGAACACCAGAGTCTTCTGAAGACACGTATAGTAGCGCCTCGTTTTTCTTCTTAATTGATATCATACACCAGATGTGAACTTACGAAAATCTATAATGTTTTTGATGTGAGTATGTCTCCAACGAATCGCATTAATTATTTCTTCAAGAGCATCGATTAATGTCTTGGAGTATTGTATACGATCTTTCGCCTGAACAATATCTTTATCAGCATTATAGTAAAGTTCCATATCTGACTTAAGTGGTTTAATACCGTTAAATGGATCATAAGCCCAACCACGAGCATCCATATCTGCCTGTGTCATTTTACCAGTAAAGTATAGCCACTTTTCTTTTTTCAATTCATCTAGTCTGTTTTCATTTTTCTTAAGCTGCAACTTTGCAACAGAAAACACTTCTAAATATTTTGCGTGAAGTTTTGACGTATCTATGGTTGTTTTATCAAGTTCGTTTTCGTCAATGACCGAATCGGTCTTCCACATATCTAATACATTCTCAAGAGTTATCATTTAATTATTTATAGAAACTTATAGTAGTCATATCTGAAGCTCACATCTGCTTGAAAATATTCAACATCTGTATTTTGTGTGTTGAATTCAAGTGATGCGATACTTGTTGGAAACATATTTGTTAACTGTATCTGTTTACTTTTTGATGCGTCAAAACTACTTGACATAATTAATAAGGTAGCATCGTGAACTTCTATTTCTTTAACATCACGATTACGATATATCCAATCTAAAATTTCTTTATATACTACTAAGTCTTCGTCAACCGCAATACGAACAGTTAGTTCTTCGTGCGTTACATCACCAGGAACATATCCTTTGAACTGCTGAAAGTTTGTTTCAGCTACTCCAAGAGACACATTTGGCAAACTTGCAGATGTACAGAAATATTCTGTATTCGCGAACTTTTCTCTATTGATAACAAGCTTAAAACCCGTCGGTGAAAGAAAGTTGTGATTTGTTGTAAGATTGTTTTGTGATGGCATAATACTATTTATGGATAAAAAAGCAGCCCACCTTTCGAAAAAGATGAGCTGCGGTTTAGTTTTCTATTTAATTAAGTAGCTTTCGTCTACTAGCTTTCCATTTTTTAGCATGGGTTCTTTTCCAAGATTTCTTGGCAGTTTCCATACCAATATCATATCCAGCTTTTTCTGATTCAAGCCACTTGTGTTTTAATACTTCGATACGCTCTAAAGCGGTATCAGCAAGTTTTCTGGCTCGAGCATAAGGGTCATTTGACAATAGAAGCATTGCAAATAATCCACTAACCGCAAGCCAAATTGCAGTGTATGCTATAATTTCCATAATATTTTAATTTGAATGAACAATCGTTACAACTTGTAACAAATCTATTTATAAAATAATGTAACTTAACACAAAAAAAGAGGCTCCCTTTCGAGAGCCCCTTTAAATTTGTTAAACTTGCTTTAGACTTATGCGTCCTCTACATTGATGTTCTGTACACGGAAGATTCTGAAGAATCTATTCGCACGAACAGGTCCAAGAGAACCGTCAGTAATAGTTGCACCACTGCCAGAAGCGAATGGGTTAGCGATCATACCGTAACGAGTCTTGAATCCAATCTTAGGTTGGAATGTTTGCTCATCAATTGCACGAACCATTGTGAGTGGTACGTATGGGCAATAGAATAGTCCAGCGTCATAAGGAGAAGCTCCTTTATAACCAACTGTAGCGTAATCTGTGATTGCATAAGGATCAATGTATACTTTGATTCCACCAGTAAGAGTACCTGCGAAGGTATTTGCTGTGTCATCTACATTAAGACCATCATGTTGGTAATCCAGTGCACCAGTTGCAGCAAGAGCAGAAGCTACGTTTGAAGAACAGATAACATAGTTACCTTTTCCACGACGTGTACGTTTTGCGACTGTGTTACACTCAAGTTGAATCTGTGTAAGAAGCGACTTGAATTTTTCACCTGACCAACGGCCATCTGCATCAGTTGTTAGTGAGAATGAACCAGTTTGGGCAGTACCACGGTTAGCACTTGCACCTTGTGTGTCATCATTACGAGCACCAAGCTCAGCCGATGCATTGATTGAACGGATAACTTCACGATTGATTTCACCAAGGATTTCAGTTGACAAGATGTTAGCCAATTCAGATTCAGCGTCGAGGCCGTGAATAGCTTTAAGGTCTTGTGCAAGCTCCATGGTGTATTCGGCTTTCAGACCACGAGTAACTGCAGTAACAGTTGATTTCTCGATGGTGAAACCCATGTCGTTGAAGAAGTCAGCTTCACCAGCTTCACGGCTGATACCAGTTGAGAAGTTAGTAACATCAGTTTCAGGTGAACCAACATCAGCAGTACCGAATGCAGGATCTGTTTCGTCAGCAGTTGCGTAGTTAGCATTCGCACCTGAACCAGTACCAGTCGAAAAGTCTGTGTTAGGCTCAGTGAAGAAAGCTTCAGCATCAGATGCATCGATTTTACCAGAACCTGGTGAATCTACACTACCCATGCGTGACTTCATTGCGAAGATTAGTCCTGTAGGGCCAGACATTGGTTGAACACCAGCTACATCATAAGCGATGAGATTTGGCATTGCACGTCTGACCAAAGAGATAAGAACCGGATCGTAGTTACTTACTGCAGCTGCTGTTTGATTATTTTCACTAAGAAAATTAGACTGAGCACTCTCTTCTGCAAGAGCTTTTTCAGTGTTTTCAAGTAGCTTAGCTGTAACTTGCTTACGGTAGTCATCTCTGAAAGCTGGAGCATCAGCGTGTTCTAACACGGGTGCCCACTTTTTCATTTCTGTTGTTGCGTTTAGCATTTTATTAATTTCTTTCTATGTTGTTGTTTTGTTATGGGATTAATTTTTGAATTGAGAAATAGCGTTCATATAAGCTTTCATGCTCTTTGGAAGTTTTTCCAATGGGTCGCCTTCACCTTCAATTATTACTTCTGTTTCGCCAGTGGTGTCTTCTACTACTTCTTCAGTAGATGTTTCTTCCTTAATGGAGAAAAGAGAAGATTTAATGACTTTTACTTTAGATGTAAATGCTTCTTTGTCGCTGAAGTCAATGTCTTCGAGAATTTCTCTTAACTTATGAGATTCATTTTCAGAAAGGTCATGTGACATTTCAGCAATGATTTCATTTCTTTCGTAGGCTTCAACTTGGTCTTTAAGTATTTCTAGTTCCAATTCGGACTCAGATAACTTCTCTTGAGCAGACTCAGCACTTTGTGTGAGTTCTTCAACAAGGTCACGTTTTTCTTCTGGTACCTCAATGTAGTTTTCTACAAATACGTCTTTCAATGAAGACATGAAGTTTTCAGCAATATCAGCTCTAAGATCCCTCTCCAGATCGGAAGAGC